ATTAAATGAGAATCTTACAGACGATAAGATGTTCAGAAACTCAACAAGAATTAAAAAAAATGATTTTAAATTATTGTTAGATTTAACAGAAAACGGATTTGAAAGAGGGGAGAAAAGAATAAGATACTGGGGTGTAAAGTATGCAAGGTGTACAGAACAAATTTTGGAAATCATTTATGAGAAAATAAAAGATAAATTTAATTCCGACTACACTAAAAATAAAATTTTAAAGGGTGACTATCAGGTTAATTTCTTATATGATATGTTAGTTGATTTTCACTTAAACCTTAAAGGAATTAAAGGACATAACAATGTATATTTTGATATACAAAATGACTATCCAAAAAAGAAATGGTTACAGAAGAACGATAATAAATTTCTACCATCGGTTTTAGATTCATACGGAATCAAATCGAAATATCTAATAAGTTGTCTTAATAAAACTTTAGAAAGACCAACACATTTAAGTTCATTAAATTATTTGTGTAAACTGTTCGGTGAAAATCACGTAGAATATCTTAAAAAAATACCTTGGGAACTTCATTGTTATGACATTCCACCAAACAATAAAATACATGAATTAAAAAACGATTCTGAAAAAAATTGCATGGTGAAAATTATAAACAATTGGGAAACCGAATCAATTAAAACCGACTCACTGGTGTATTCACTTAATAAACTTTTTGTAATTCGTGATTTATTAGAATCAAGAGGTGTTGTTTTAAAGTTTAAAGCAAAGAATGACAATGAATTTGAAAACCATATGGAGTCTTGGTCGGGTATAAAATTTCATTTTGCTCGTGGATATAAAGTAAGATACGATTTACCAATAGAATTTATAAATGACATAGAACAGGAGATTAAGATTGGTAATAATATTTTTAAACCAAAGGTTTTAATGAATGAAGATGAATTTAGATTAGAGGGATATAATATGAAAAACTGTATGTCTAAACAATTTCAACATGGATCCTTGTATATTTTTGTGGCGCTACAACATAAAAGAAAAAGAATCAATTTACAATACAGAAAAGGTAAGTTAGTACAATCTTACGGTAAAGCCAATACTCCGGTTTTACCTATTTTCAACGATGCCACGGATATTTTAAACGATAGATTCGGTAAGTACATGAATTTGGAGTGGAAAAAGGAAAAATACGACTTCATAACTAATTGATAATCAATTAAAAAAAATATTTTAATTTTTTTTGAGATTTCAAGAAATACTTCTTAAATTTGTCTTGTTCTTAAACAACTAAACTAAATAACAAATGAAGTATTTCTCAGTATGTAGTGGGATTGAAGCTGCCACAGTAGCTTGGTCACCACTAGGTTGGGAGTGTGAAGGTTTATGTGACTTCGCCTCTTTCCCTCAAAAAGTATTATCACATCACTACCCGAACGTTCCCTTATTTTCAGATTTAACTAAACTAAACGATTATGAAACCTACAAAAAAATCAACTTCGACGTATTGGTCGGAGGAACGCCTTGTCAATCTTTTTCCGATGCAGGACTCAACAAAGGAATGGATGATATCCGTGGTCAACTCTCCCTTAAGTATGGAGAAATTCTTGAAGACAAACGACCAAGATGGTTCGTTTGGGAAAATGTCGAAGGCGTTTTTAAGAGAAAACACAGAAGAGCGTTGTGTGAAATCATCTCCTCTTTCACTGGTACTAACTTCCAAGTCCAAGACCTTGACAAACAAGGAATCGTCCAAGGAGAAGAATACTCAATCGCTTATCGGGTTTTCGACAGCCAATACTTCGGAGTTCCCCAACGACGCAAAAGAATCATCATTGTCGGATATCGTGGAAAAAATTGGAAAGTCCCATTCTCAGTATTATTTGAAGAAGGATGTTTTGAAAGCGTTGAAGAGAAGAATCGAATCAAGAGGGATGAGTACACCCAAAATATTCTCGGACACATTAAACTCGCAGGTACAGTAACTAAATCATATGCCCAAACATTAGTTGATGGGTTTGGTAAAGTATCAACATCAAACTATTGGATTGACAATAAATCAATTCGTGTGTTTACCGAAAGAGAACTTGAAAGACTTCAAGGATTTCCTGATGGTTATTTAGACTTTGAAGTTGATGGCAAGAAACCATCATATTCAAGTGTTAAGGGAGCGATTGGTAATTCAATGACGGTCAACGTAATGTATTGGATTGGTCAAAGAATCAACTTCATTGACAATTATATTGAATCACAAAAAGTTTTGAAATCCAAAAAAAAATAAGTATATTAGATTATGGAACCGAAAGAATCAAAATCAAATAGTCATTTTTGGATAAGTATTGTAAAATCAGGCATCAGATTTGGTGCCTGTTTTTCCCTCTTCCAAGGACGTTTAGAAATCGCCGCAATTTTATTAGGACTCGCAGAAGTCTTAGGTATTGCTGAAGAAATATTTTAATATGAAAACAACAGAAAGACCAACGAACAACTTCGACACAACAGTGTTTCAAGAACTGAAATTCCAAACCCATCCAATGGGAATTGGGGAACAGTGCATAGTCCAATTTCCAAATGGATACGGGGCAAGCATCGTTAAGGGACCACACACATACGGTGGACCTCAAGGTTTATATGAATTGGCTGTCTTTGGTAAAGACGGTGGGATAACATATGACACACCAATTACAGATGACGTACTTGGTTATCTTTCGGAAGAAGAAATTGAAAAAACATTAACCGATATTAAAAACTTAGATTAATGACAACCGAAACTAAATTTAGGGGTGGTATTGCAATGTCTCTTTTGGGGTTAATCATGATGATATTTTTATATTTCCAACAACAAGATGAGTTACAAAGATGTAAAGAAGAGTATGAATTTCTTCAAGGTGGGGATATTGAAAAGAATCAATTAACCAATCGAGCAGATAGTTTATATGATGAATTGTTTATTGAGAAAGTTGATGCTGGTAGACATGAATTAACAAGAGATGAAATATTAAACAAATATCCTAAAGTAAAAAAAGAATACGAAGACTATTATAGTCATCAAACTGAGTAACATGAGTGAAACAAATACAGATTTTCACATTGGTGATGGTTCATACATCAATGTACAAACAAGTTCAATTGTTAAATTAAACGAACAATTTATAGTTCATACAGAAGAAGGACCAATTGCATTAACTGTCGATATAATCGCTGATTTTGCAAAGATTGATAAGAAGTATCATGAGATATTTTTTAATGTACTATCGTCAAAATATCTAAACAGAGCATCATTCGGAGACAATCCTTTTTCGGAATGTAGACCAATTATTAAGCGTAAGTGGTGGCAGTTTTGGAAATCAAAATATGTGGAACAAATTAAAAATTAAACGTTATGATAAAATTAGGAATACTTTTAATCGTAATTGGATTATGGTTTGCTTTTGAAATTTATAGGGCGCCGATGATGGACGAAGGCGGTAGAATAACTAAACCAGGTAGAAAACTAAGTGACTTATGGCGAAAGCGAAAATAGAATATGATTTGAATGACCGAGATGATTTGTTTGCACATAAAAGAGCGGTGAAGTCTCTTGACATGGCCTTAGTATTATGGGATATTACACATAACACAAAGAAAGGTTTAGAGTGGTCGATGGAAGGAAAAGAAATGGACAAATACGACGCACTTGAAATGGTTTACGAAAAGATATATGAGATAATGTCAGAACATAATGTCGATTTAGAAGATTTGATAGAGTAGTATTTATTATTATGATTACAATTGGAGATAAGGCTCTTGAACATGTTATTAAATTAATGGCGAGTGAAGGTTTAACACCCGACACTCATTTTTTACGCGTAGGGGTTAAAGGTGGTGGATGTAGTGGTTTATCATATGCCATGGATTTCGATGATGTAATAACCGATATGGATGAGGTCATCGATTTAAATGTGATGAAGGTTGTGGTTGACAAAAAATCAGTATTGTATCTTTATGGTACACAATTAGAATATTCCGACGGTCTGAACGGAAAGGGGTTTCATTGGGTGAATCCTAACGCAAGTCGAACTTGTGGATGTGGAGAAAGTTTTTCTCTGTAATTTTTTATTCTCAATTTTATTTTGTATATTTTTATTAAACAATAAAACAAAATATTATGCCAGAATTTACAGCAGAAGTAGACATCGACCCAAGTGAGTTCGTTGAATCTTGTAACAACAGAGAATTAAAAAGGTTAGTTGAAATCTTAGAAGAAGATGGATATATCCAACCTTCGGAAGAAACAACTAGTAAAAACAATGGTGTTCGTCAACCAAACATCAATGACCAAATATTTTGGGGAAGTCTCGATAAATTAGCAAAGTGTAGAGACTTATTAACATTAGAAGAAGAAAATTTCATTAACAATCTTGCAAACAAATTTAAACACTTACGTTAATGAAAGTGTTAGAATTATTTGCTGGTAGTCGTTCTGTTGGGAAGATTGCTGAGGAATTAGGAATGGAAGTCTTTTCGTCAGATTTAATTGAATTTGAAGGTATTCATTACCCAATTAGTATTTTAGATTTTGATGTTACCAAAGTCCCCTTTCAACCGGATATCATTTGGGCATCACCTCCATGTACTGGATTTAGTGTTGCAGCAATTGGTCATCATTGGGCGGGAGGTAAAGGTGCTTACATACCTAAAACAGAAACGGCGAAGTTGGGTATCGAATTAGTTAAGAAGACTTTGGAGATTATCGAACACTTTCAACCAACTTATTGGTTCATGGAAAACCCACGTGGAGTTCTTCGTAAATTAGACGTCGTTAAGGGATTAAAAAAGAATTCGGTTACATATTGTCAATATGGTGATGAACGAATGAAACCAACCGACATATGGACTAACAGTGAAGTGTGGACACCAAAACCAATGTGTAAGAATGGTGACCCATGTCACGTTGCAGCACCTAGAGGTTCAAGAACAGGAACACAGGGTAGAGCAAACGCATACGAAAGAAGTAAAATACCTGAAGAACTTTGTAGGGAGATTTTAAAAAGTTGTTTATAAAAATAAAAAAATGATAAAAAAAATATTCGTAAGTGGTGGTAGCCAATGTATTGCTGGTGGTTTTATACACAATGAGGTAAAAAAAGCATATAAAGAAAAATTTAACATTGAAGTGAAAGATCATTTAGATTTTGCTTATCCAAATATTCTAGCAAAAAAACTCGGTGTTGATATTGTTAACGAAGGTGCGTCAGGTGGATCTATAACTAGAATGATTAGAAAAACATACGAGTATATTATTAAAAATAAAAAAGATATAAATGAAACCTTATTTATTTTTGAAGTACCACCAGGTTGGAGAGACGAATATTATTCAAACGAATTAAAAAGACATGTTAACATGACAATTGGGAATATATGTTCACCGGATGATGAAACAGATGCCGCCAATGGACATAATCCTAAGGATATTTATAAAATTCATAAAGACATAAGTAACTTTTTTTATAATTTCATAGATGATGAAGTACATAAAACAAAAATGATGACTGGTTTATTGGGATTTATGTCATTTATAAAGTTGAATAATTTAAATTATATATTAAATGATACGGGGGATTTTGATACTTTTTTATCAAGAAATAATTTAGAAAGAGATTATAATTTTGTATGGTTTAGTGACAAATTTGAATACCCAATGTGGCAGTGGGCGGGAGAACAAAAGTTATTAATTAAACATGAAACAAATGGTGCATCAAAGGATGAACATATGGGAATTAAAGGAAATGAATTGATGGCAACAAAATTATATAATATCTTGAATAACATAAATGATAAAAAATTAGTATAAAACCATTATTATGAAAATATTAATCATTTTAGGATTTGTTTTTTTTGCGGTGTTCTCTGTGTTTGGAACAATAAACATGCTCAGACAAATTAATAAAATACCAAATGAAAAAGATTAAACATCCTTTAGTTAAAGGTGTAGTTAAAGAAGTTGCCCCACGTATATATTGTGTGTTAGTTGATGATGATTATGATAGAGCAATGTTGTTCTGTCGATATCAAGAGTTCTACGAATCACCGTATAAGAAGTTTAGAGGTAAACCATTTACTTGGATGGAGTATATGAGATTTTATAAGACGGCTTGGAAGAAAAGAACATTCACATACCCCGATGATTGGGCAGGATATAATATCCCAAGTAATGTT